CTTCTGCCAATGTATTGCCTTGAATAACTTTTGCAGGTATGCCACATAAATTAAATTGAACGTAAGCCATATAAAAACAGTTGTAATCTAAATCTTGAGCAGTAACTATCATCATGTCTTGATAATCAATTTTTCTTTTTTGCAAGCCTTTAGCAATTGCTAAGATGTTAGCTCCACCACCAACTGTAGGCTCATTAAGTATTATTTTTTTCCTATCCCATTTTGTTAGTACTGCCTCAGCCATTAATTCAGATACGTGGAATGGTGTAAAAAATTGTGCAGTTTTAACACTACTAGCGCCCAACATCATATATATTTCACCAAGATAATCTGATATTTCTTCGTCAAATAACATCACTAATCGTGCTGACATTTCTGAAAACATATTTAATTGATCGTTTGTGTATTTCTTTGCTATATCTAAATATTCATTTTCTAATTTATTATCAAAGTAAAATGAATTACTCATTGATAAAGCAAACATTTTAATCCAATCTTGGAATATTTGTCTTGGCTGATATCGTCCTGCCATGCAATTGATTATTTTTACGATTTCATTCATCACGAAATTCTCGCTTTCTGTAATTTGTGCATAATCACACTTTTTGAACTAGTGAAGGGAATGAAAGGTGAAATGTAGTTATAATCTCTATTTATATATATATTTATTTTTTATTTTTATTTAGAAATATAATATAACTAAGAAAATGCCTTCATACCCTTCACTATTTAAGCAACTTAAGTATTTTTGAGGTTAACAAACACATTCCCATAATTCCTATGAACCTTTTCGACTGGCTTATCTGCTCGTCTAAATTCCTGTTCAATTCGTTTGAAGAATCTCTCTTTTGTTAAAATGAACTTCTCCAAATATCCTTGGTCTAAATACCATCTTCTGTAATCCAAATAAATTTCATCAGGAGTTAATTCTTTTTCATCTTTAAAATCAAATTGTGCTGCAAACACAAATAAATGATTTCCTGCACCCAATAATTCCATATCCATATTCACATCACGAGGAATCGGAGTATATTTATTACCATTGCGCACCAATCGAGCATATCCTTCAAGTGCATAGTTCAATATTGCACTTAGGCCTTCTCCTTCACACAAATGTTCAATGATTTGGTCATCTGCTGGAAATACCGAAACGTTATCGACCTTATCTTCATCTGGTGTGAATGAGTTGTACAATCTGTGCGTTGTTTTTGTAAAACGTCTTTGCCATCCATTTGTTTTATCTTTTGGATGAAAGCATTCATTTGCATCAATAAAGATTGAAGCTCTTGGATGGAATGATACTGGTTCTTTATTTTTAACGTTTGTAGTAATCTTGTCATTCGTACATAAATTCTTCATGATGTTCTCATTTTCTGACGTGTCAGGTTTTGGATCGTGAAAGAAATTGACCCATTTTCCAATTAAACTCTGCAAACGAAATTCACGTGATAAGGCCTCAACTGGTATCGCACAACATAATGAATCGCCTAACATCTTTTCAATAATTTCATTTAATTTAGATTTGCCGTTTGAACCGTCACCAATCCACATGATTGCTTTACCTTCGATGTTTGTAGGGTTGAATAAGCTACCTAAGTATTCTTTGAACCGATTAACCATGTTTTCTTCACCACTTGGATGATTTGCAAAAATTTGATGTAAGAATAATTTAATCTTTGAATCATCGGCTTTAGGATTGTAATCGTATGGTTGGCAATAATCACAGTAATCTTTAATGTTGTGATTACGTTCAAATTTGTATGGCTCATCTGGATTATTCTTATCAAAATAAATTGTTCCGTTTGCCACATTGAAGCATTCCTTTTGGTTTGGCATTGGTTCATCCTCGTCCGTAGTCTGAACTTTGACCTTATCAATAATTGACTTCTCCTCGTTATTGCGAACATCATACATACGTTCAAAAGCTTTACGAATGATAAATTCATTTACACTCTGCCAATGAGTACCATTAAATCTGTACATTCCATTCGCTACATCGTGCCAAAGATCATATTCATATTCTCGGATAAAGTCTGCAGCTATTTCATTTTGAGTTTTAGACCTATCCAACATCTTGATAAGGTCCTTCCTATCACGAGAATTAAACGAAATACATTCATTGATATAATCAATTACATGATTCTTTGTTTTTCGATTTAAATAAGGTGCTAATGGATTGATATATGCATAGAATGAATCATAATCATCGAATTGGCTTAGGTATTCTTTCATACCATCACGACTATGCTTTTCAAGTAATTCACTTGGTTTCAAGCCAACACAATATGCATCTGATATATCTTTAATTGGCTTTTTTCTGTATTCAGTTGGAATCGTTACGATTGTGAATTGTATGTTGTGCTCAAAGCACGATTTGAACATTCTATGTGTGAATTGAGTACCACTTGAATCGTTGTCGAAGCATAAGATTAATCGCTTAAAGTCTTTAGCAACTTGCATCACTGTTTGGATGTGTTTATTGCTCATTCCTGTAGCATTACATAATACTGATTCTCCTTCTTCCCAAAGAGATGCAAAATCAAATACACCCTCTGCAATCCACAAATCATCGTTACCTCTATCTAAGGTATCGTATCCGTATAGTTCATTTTCACGATATGAACTAAAGCCAATTGTAGGCTTTTTGTATTTCGGATAGTCTTTTGAAATTTTAGATGAGTCAAAAGCACGAGCACACCAATAAATTGGTTGGCCATCTTTCCACACTGGAATGATGATTCGGTCTGAATAAGGATCGTAACCACATTTATATTTGTCGATAAAATCATCAAAAATCTGTCTGTTGTGGAAGTACTGTCTGTGTTCAGGCTTTAAATTCTTATGATATTGTTCGACATTCAAACGTAAACGTTTCATGTCGGTCTTGTAATTGTCGATTTCTTCTTTACGATAATCATCATCGCCAATATTTAAACGATACAATAAATCACTGAAAGCTTTGGAATTGTCACCGTCGTATTTTAGATAAGCATACATCGAGATAACATCTCCGCCCTTTTTCGAGCTATGACAATACCAGGAATCTTGCCAAACTTGGCATGATGTTGGATTTGTTCCATCATGAGTGAATGATTTACATCTGTATGAATCCTCACCACTACATCGTTGTGTCTCTATATTAAATTCATTCAATAAATCAAAGCAGTTGATTTTGGATTTAATCAACTCGCTAGATTTTGCTCGTTTTTCCATTTTCAACTGCTCCTTTCTCTAATATTTCAACAATTTTATTTCCAGTTTGATTTTTAGCACAAAATTGAAATTCAACATCATATACCATCTGCATTGTGTTTAGTATCTTAATTAATTGATTACCAGTAGTTGCTTTTGGTGATGTCTTTAACCTTGGATTGTGCCAATATCGAATATCATCAATACATTTAATTGCTGATGAATGTTCAATCAATACAATCACGTGTATACCTAACTCTTGTGCTCGTTCTAATTCTGCTTTGAATCGTTTATGATCGTGCGTAACATTTCCAATGATTTCTTGAAGATTTTGTTTTCTATCGACAACTAAATACGGATTGGATAAGAGTTGATAATCACCAACGTATAGCTTAGTGCGTACCAACTCATATCCTTTCTTTTTTATTTGTTCACTTAACGATTCAATAGCTTGTGGTTTTTCTCTTGTATCACAATAAATTGCATTCATTTAGAATGGTAAATCATCATTGGAAATATTGACTGGTTGAGGTGCAGTCGGTTGAGTCTGAACTGTTGGACCCGTATATTTATCCAACTTCTTCAATTCAGGAACTTTATATTTACCGCTTTTGATTGTTTCAATATTTACAACTTTCTGAACAATTAAACGTGTACGCAATTCACCTGCATGAGCACCACCAGTCGGTACGTATTCTTCTTCTTGAAGAATTAAGCCAACTTTCTTTCCTTTTAAAGTTGATTCATCCCAATTCCATACGTAGCCAACATTTGATTCTTCAACTGCTTTGATAAAGCCTTTTCTTTGTACGAGCGAATGAATACACCACCCCAGAAATTCATAGCTTTATATAAGTTTCGGTAGTAATCCGCAAATTCGCCTTCCGCAACATCGAATGAGACTTTCAAATATTCCTTATCTGATTCGTCTTTAGCCTCCATCAATGTACAGACGTATCCTCCTGGTTTAAGTGAATCAAAATCACCACTCGCTTTAATTTCTTCAAAGTTTTCAATCTTTTTCATTTATAATCCTCCTTATTTTGAAACCTTTTTATCTAATTTATCGAATCCGTAATATTCACGAATCGTTGAATCGACTAGTTTTAAATCATTGTCGATTTCATCATCTTTAAACATTCCAATAGGACTTTTGCACGTATCTGAACCACTGTTATGAGTCGTGAATGTGTATTTACCTTCCGTACATTTTGTACCTAATACGATAGTCGCTAGAGACTCAGGAGACATATATTGCTCAACCATCTTGCCGACTGTCTTGGCTTTGTATGTTCCATTTGTGTTGTCGTACTCGTTATGCATTAAGAAATACACGATCACATCTCTAGGAGTATATCCACTGATATATTCCATTAAATCAGTCCAATGACGAGCAATCTCTGTGAATTTGTCATAACCTTTTTCATTTGCTCTACTCATTAATTCGAAAGCCATTAAAAATTGAGCGTCATCAACGATGTACAATTTGCATCTATCTTCATTGACCGATAATGATTGGATATAAGATTTAATCGTCTCATATCGTTCAGTTCCGTTCTTATCTCTCAAATTCACGCAACTTAAATCTGATTTAAACGGCATCAGTTTATTTGCCGTGTTGAAAACTAAACATTCTTCTTTTTTTAAATTCCTAAGTGAAGCTGATTTACCAGTTCCACTAGGACCAATACAAAGTACAATCTGACCCATGATTTAATCCTCCTACTTTAATGTTAAGTTAGTGTTTTCAACTAACTCTGCACCATCAACTTTTTTGCCATTTGAAATAGCTGCTTTGATTGCAGTTTTATTAATCGACCATGTTTCTTTACGTTTTTTGAAATCGTTAGAAATTAAATCTTCATTCAAAATATTTACCGATTTAGATTTTCTTGTTGATAATTTATTTTTAACTGTTTCATATTTTTTGATTCCTTCAATATCAAGCATGGTTAGTAAGTAATCTTTTAACGATTTGATTTTCTTCTCGTTTTCTTTTTTTGCGTTT